TGCTCGTTATTTTTACAGCGATGTATAGCGTATTTGTAGCATAAATATCACACTAAACAGCGATAGTTGAACATATTGTACGTTTTTTTAGATTAATATTTTTACAATTGTTCAAAAAATATGATAACCGATGACTTTATACAGTTTTTCAAAAAAAGACAAAAATGAAAGTCTCTGACAGTTGATGTACATGTGTAGTTGTGATAGATTAGGTTATAACATTGATAGACTTAGTATATACGAATGATGCTTCGGTTATGCCTCTAAGCCACGTCTGCCAACGGTCTGTATTGTGCTTAGGCTATGCTGCGGTTATGTGATTGCATGCAGTCAGACGACTATACTTAGTTAGTTAACTTATTGATTAATATTAATATAATAAAGTATAAGATAAACACAGTATATACTAATAGCGGGATAGCGAGATAACCGTACGTTGTTTAGAGCTGGGAGTGTACAACGTATGTATATACTCGTCGTACATGCCGATGTGAAAAAAGTATAAATAACTTCAACTATCGGTTATCTCGCTATAAAACTATACTCATGGTAAATACGGCCTTATTAATCAGTAGGTTACGCATAACCGACCCTCTAGCGAGGACAGCACATTGGTATATACCGTTGTGATAAAATGACACAAATTATACAATTTTTTAGTATTTTTAATAACCAAACGGAGATCAACCAAAATGAGAGTAGTTTTCAGAAGAACAGCGTTACAAGAAGGATTACATAAATATTTCACTGGAGAACCGTGCAAAAACGGTCACGTTGATATGAGATACACTGCGACCGCTTCTTGCGTGAGTTGCCGCCGTGAATATAACCGTGACAAATTCATGGTTAGCCGTTATTTCAAAATTTATCGCGAAGAGGAGGATTTTATTCAAGAGCTGGTAGGATATATAGCGATGTGGCGTAAAGATCTTTCAGGACGTGAAAAAATAGCTTTCTTGAAGTCCTACTTTGAGACTCTTAAGTTATAACCTAGCGGAGGACTGAGAGAAGTTACGAAAACTAGGTTCTCTCAGTCCTCCTACTGTGCTTAGTAGACTACGTAATCTGTTAGCTGCCGTACTGCGCATTCTCGTAATCACGGACAGCTTCGCTCGGCGATATGCCCTCTTCCACTTTCTCTCTGTGAATGTAAATTCGGGGTTGCACCGTTTCGTTTTTTGGTATTCTGCTAGCGCGCCCGTTTGTGAGCGCGGGGTGCAGAACATACCCAATGTCATTTAAAAGTTTCTGTATCCCCTGCGCATGTATATATATGCGTGCTTCTTTCATTAGCGCTAAGAGATGAGTAGAACTGATGTAACCACCGCGAAAACCTACGCGATTACTTTCGATAGCTTCTATTAGTTCGTCATGACAGGGGGTGCGAACTGATAGATTGACAGCTTCGACAGTTGAAGATGTAAAGGGTGCGACGAGACTTTCAACCGCAGGATTGTACTTGTCCGGTATTTCGAGATTTTTAAGATAATGAGTTGTGTATTTAAATCCCTTGATTCTAAGCCACATTACTAATTCTCTAAAATATTTCTCATCGAGTCCTGAGCGTATAAGCTGCTCACGAGACTGTTGATGGCTGAAAAACATAGCGAATCGTCTTGTTTCTTCTGTTTTTCTAATGCCGTCTTTGTGATTAGTTGACAAAATAAAATTAGCGCATACATCCCGTGTGATTTTTTCACCCCCCTTCGGCTCTATCTCTAATCTATCACTATCAATCATCGGCTTAACGGCTTCGATAATGTCGGCTTTACTCGAAGGAATGTATACATCATCGATAATGACTAGTGTTTTTGCGTATAACCAACCGTTGAATCGTGCTGCAATCTCTTTCGATTGCGCAAAATGCACATAACGCTCGCCGATAGCGTACGCGACGATACGAGAGAGCAATGATTTTCCATTGCCTTCAACGCCTTGCAGGACGGGACACCAACGAAATTTAATGCCCTGGTGTTGCACAAGAGCTGCGAAGTAATAGAGTAATTTTTTTTGATCTTCTTCGTTAGGATAAAGACTTGACAAATGGTTTAAAAACGGGATCACATCTCCCGCTTCGCATTCAATTGTAGGCGGATACCAAATATTAGCTTGCGAAATTCCGTTTTTATTTTCGATCTCCATGGGTTTTAAAGCAGGCTTAAAGCAGGTTGTATCGGCTTTTGGAAAGTTAAGCAATTGTGACTCAGTAAAACACTCAAATGCATTACGCGTAGTACGTGAATTTGCAGCATCCATGACGAACGTTTTAGATCCGAAAATTGCTTTGAATCGATCCGCTGTGAGCAATTGTCCGCCCGGCACTAATATCTTGTGTTCATCCTTGACGTATATGCAATTTTTAAAATGATTTATCTGTTGCTCTGCGCTTAAAAACGCGCTGTCAGTTCGATATAAAGCTTTTTGTGTACAATCCGTTTCTGATGTGTTACTATTTTCTGTGTGAATTTCCGTTTGATTTAAGTTATTTATTTGCGTCGTGTAAAACGTAGTTTGTCTCTTTGTTGCGTTCGTGATCGTTATAGAGAGATAATCTACGTTGCCGCGTTTTGAAGTCCATTTTTCTCTTGCTAATTTGGATTTATACATCAGCTGTCGTATTCTTTGTTCGTCATTCCCTGTCCAAAACGCTAAGTGCTGCGCGAGTGCGGCATCGGCTGACGAATGATTGTATGCGTGCTCTAATTTCTTGGGCGGATAAGCACGTGATAACGATTCGATATTTCCTTCCCACAGATCTCTAAAACACACTGAATTCGTAAATACTGACTTAGCAGATTTTGAATTTAATGCACGCTGAATTAATTCTTCATCGCTTTCGCTATTTCCATTGCTGACAATACCTGCGGATTCCCAAACAGTTGAATTATCGTTTTTAAAAAATTCGGAAATAACACTGTTTAAAATCACAGTTTTATTTTGGCTTGCATCTCCGCGCGCTTCAAATCCCGTCAATGCTGCAAAACGCCGAGTGTGATATAGCTCTATATTTAAATCTGCATTTTTACATGCATGCGGATCAATGTGATCATACGTTCCAAAAATGTGAATACCGTTTTTAGATCTCGATACTTCCACTGCTGCGCCGTCGAACAATGTTATAAGTTTTTCAGCTATCGAATTCATCTTTCCGTTGTCGATGCAATGATCGATATCTAAGAAAAAAAACGGATCGTTATCTGTGAACACGAATCCTATTTCAAGCGAAGTATGAATTTGCGTTAACATTTCTGCGTGTCGATATTGAAGCCAGTTTTTTGAATCGTGTGGATCGCCAGGTTTTAACGAAATTGGATCGAGAGGAATTTTATTTCTGTGTAAAATAAATTGAGCATAACTCTCCATCGCTGAAAATACAGCCATACGTGAACTTCCTTTTGAAATTTTTTAAAATCTATTTAGCTAAATGTGTCATTACTTTATCGCGTAAATGCTCAGGTATACATTTAATATCCTTTTGCGCTAGCGCTTGTAAAATTATTTCAACGCATTCTATTTCAATTGCTTTTTTGATAATTTGTTTTCTTAAATTACCCATCGTTTTAAAATAGTGATGTATCAACGCGCCGGTGCATCTAGCTTGTTTTGCTATTTCTTCACGCGTGACTTTATCATACCCTTTTGTTTTACTGATATTTACACCGTGATTTAACAACTCATCATATCGAGCTGCTGGGTCGAGAGATCTTCTTCGTTTTCGTTTTGCCACTTTTCTCCTCCTACTGCTGCTAAGCAATTGATAACAACGCTCACGCATTTTCTGCATGCTTTTATATTTGATGACGGTATCTGCGCATTAATGACAGCTTGATCAATTGATTTAAAATAAAATTCATGCGTTAACGCATTTCCGCATAAGCTAATCGTTTCTTCATGCACGTGTTTAATTTCAGCTGCTACAATGTTCCCATTTTTGTCGCAAAGCATGCATCGCCTCCCAGGCTCACTATTAAATTAATAAATCTCAATTGCGCTTGCTCTCTTTCATCGCCTTTAAATACCCAATCGTGTTTTTTTACTTCTCTTGCAACAAATTGCCCAATCACACATCCTATATGTTTTTCTGTGATTAAAACGGGTTTTAGCCCAATCAAATCTGACGATTTTAACACTTTGTTCAATCGCATGGATTCGTTTGCTATTCCAAAACGAATAAAACTTCCGTCTTTTGTAACTGCTGCCCCCACGTTATTTCGCCACAGTCGCATTCCCTTTTCTGATGCTTCTAAACGTAGTAGACTCAATAGTTGAGCCTCGGTGTAGTTGTCTTTTTCTTTCTCCGGTTCGTTATAGACTACGCCCAGGCTCCTCCGTAACTCTGTAAGCGCTTCAACGCTTACGTTCCATTTCTTTGCCCATTCCGACAATACCATCGTTTTGCTCCTACGGTCACAATACACCTTCGTTAACTAACACGTCAATATCTTTTTTTATCTGTAACATTAATTCACTCGCATCTGTCGCATTTAAAAGTTGTGCGTTTGCAACATCTATCTTGAACTTAAAATAAAAAGAACGATAGATAAATGAATCAGATTTATTTGTATGTTTTAAATATCCCGCCCACTGCGCAATGAGATCACGAAGTTCTTGCTGCACTATTTTACGATCGCGATGACGTTTAATCTGCGTCTGTTGCGCAATCGGCGGGATGTGTGGATTGACACGCGGTGGGTCAAGAATAGCGGATATCTCACCGCGAAGTTTAGCTAATATCTCACTTGATAATTCGTTTAAGTCTCCGTCTACATACTCAGGAGCCGATCGATTAGTCGGAACAGGCACATAGTCGCAGAATGGGCACGAACGTAAAACCCGTTTATATACTGAGAAACATTCGACACAAGATATAAGTAATATTTCGTCATTTTGTTTACTACGACTACGCTTTTCGCGTCGATCTAAAGTCCAAATTCTAGGCGCATCAGGCAATCCGTGTCTGAGTACGTTACCCACGTGATCAATAATCAACGCATGTTTTTTACTGTTCTTTGGTCTTAACGCACGACCAAAACTTTGACTATATAATCCATACGATTCTGTAGGCCGTGCCATGCTGACTACTTCAATTGCAGGTACGTCAACTCCTTCACCTAAAATATCCACGTTTACAATTTGTTTTATTTCTTCGTTTCGAAATCGACGCATGATATTTGCGCGCAGTGTCGCGGGTGTTTTACCCGTGATTAATTCGGCTTTGATACCTGCGGCACAGAATGCGGTTTTAATTTCAACGGCAGCATCTACATCAACTGCAAACGTCACACCGAGTTTTCCTGGTGCGATCTTTAAATAGTGTTTAACAATGTCGCCTGTGATTTGTGATTTATGTACTGCTTTGCGCAGCGGATCAAAACTAAAATCGCCGGTTGAACCTACGGGTACGTTCGATAAATCAAGATCATTCGGGGGTGCGAAAATACGATAATCTGTGAGAAATCCGTCATGTATTAATTGACGCATCGGGATACCGACAATTAAATCATCGAGTATGCCGTCTGAATGCCGACCCAACCCGTTACCGTCCGCGCGACATGGCGTTGCGGTCGGGTAGAGCCCGTACGCATTTGAAAATAATTCCGCGGCTCTTCCCCATTTATTTTTTTTAAGCGGGTGATGCCCCTCATCTTGCACTACTAATGAAATACTTTTAAACCACGGCGTGTCAGCAGATAAACGCAGAAGCGTGTCAATACCTGCAACGACTATATTAGACGTTGATTTATAAAATGATCGCCCTACCTCATCGTGATGTAACGCAATAATTTCTCTTATCGATTGTTTTTGCGCGATGATGTTATGCGCGATATTGTAACGTGCGAGTGTGAGCGATATCTGACTGACTAACTCAACACGATGAGCGATTGCGATCGCACCCCCGGGGTGATGCGCGAGAATGTAACTAAAAATACACGTCTTTCCACCACCCGTGTGCAGTTGAACGCCGACATTTTTATTACCGCGTTGCCATGATTCGTATATTTGACGCACAAGGTCTTTCTGATATTCACGTAAAATCATTTTTATTTTAAATCTCCATTGACTTACACGTTAACATACGTGTAAATTTACAAAGTGTAAAGACTAGAGAGATAAAATACTATGAATTTTAGTGAAGCATTTATTCTGTACACGCGCGACACTATTAACAGACAACTAGGAGACATATACATGGGTCAGATAATCGAAACAGATAAAGAGATAAGAATAAACGTAGATTGTAAAAATAAAGATGATTGCTGCAATCTTTCAATAATCGACAACGATTGGATACGTGTAGAAATTAATGGCCATAAAATAAGGATAATCAGAAAATGAATCACTATTTATTTTATTTTTCAGATCCGCGCACAAATAATTTAATTTTTAACATAGAGCTAGAAGACAATAAATTAATAGTCAATTACGGCGAGGGTGTTACAGTCGATGAAGCAGCTAAAGTTTTCTACGAGTATGCTGCTAAAGTATTTGAAAATACTATCAATAAGCCCGCAGGGTCTTATCACATTACTAAATGTATCGAATGCCGACAAGTCACGGGATATTTTTTATGTAGCCATTCTGAAAGCTGCGTATTATCTTATACCTGCAAGAAATGTCATGATGATAAAAATTCAACGAGGATTTAATTAAAAATGTTAGCATTTCACAACGATCCAGCGATTAAAGAAGAATACCTAAACAAAGATGAAACAATGGAGGATATTTTAGATTTAGGAGAAATAGGGATATCTGATGAAATTTCATATATAGTCGATTATGTTTCTAAATTTTTAAAAGAATCAGAATCTATAGAAATATATCGCAGATTTATATCTTCGATCGAAGTAGGAGCGGATTTATCAGAAGTGTGGTTTGACTTTATGACGTGGATATTAGTAGATGATAAATACGGTGTTATAAACTACGGAAAAACTGACAAAGAAATATCGTATATACGCGTAGTAGCGAGTGCAGTATTGTCGCACAAAGAAACTACATATGAACAATGGTGTAACTTAAACTTCAATAGGCCTTATCATACCAGCGGTGCATCCCGATGTGCAGGTTGGGTGACGTCTTATTTTCTACAGTCAATCGCTACCTCTCTGATTTGTGAAACTATCTGCAATTATTCAACAGCGGTTATCAGCGGTGCTGAGTTGCATGATTATGAGAATCAAAAAGAAGCGAAAAAAATTCAATTTGAAAAACTATTAGAACTAATATCAAAATGTAAAAAAGGATAATTAAAATGAAAATAGCTGTAGGCAGTTTCAAGTTTTACAAAGTGCTATGGAGCATTATACGCGTAGATAACACGATTGTACAAATTTGCAGGCCGGCAGATACTTTAGAGAAATTAATTGAATTGAAAAATGCTTTACTTAGAGAAGCTGCTAGCCGTTGCTGTTCAGCTGTCGATCAATGCCCCCGTTGTTTTTATATTTTCCAGAAATTTGAAAAGTCACAAATAATAGCAAAAGGTCGATTACTCAACAAGTCTGAATGTCCGTCCTGTTTCGCAGATCTAGAATACTAATTAAAATATTTTTTAAATTACTATTGACGTAGACGTCAATAAGTGTTTTAATAGCACTGTAGACACTAGATAAACAAAAACAACCGGAGATTAAAAATGATCACTAGCACAACTGAAAGAAATTTAAATAATATTTTAAAAGACATAAAAAAAGTTAATGATACGCGACTATCGGCTGGCGAAAATACGATATCAGAAGACGATGACAATGGCATACTCCTTACTATTTTTTGCGAATATTTACAAGACGGCGAAGATAGCGAAGATTTTCTAACCAGAAAATTTGGTCAAGAAGGTTACGAAAAAATCAGGGACGCAGAGCAAGGTAATTACTAACTAACATTAACAGCCGGAGATTAAAAATGAGAAATTGTACAGTAAAAAAAATATCTGAAAATAGATGGGAAATTTTCGAGGATGCTTTTTGGTTAAAATCGAAGACAATCGAAGATGAAGACTTAACAGCTTTGTTTAGATCTGAAAAAGAATGCTTCGATTACATTAAAGAAAATAAAACTAAGTATTACACTGTTTTAACTACTCTCTATTTTTGTGTAAAAGATGAAGACGGAGAATGGAATATACACACTCGAGCAAACTCAAAAGATTATATGTTTAGAAACTACTTTAATTCTGATGACACAATTTTTAGCATAAATCAATTGACTACTGATGATTTAATGAATTCAAAAGATATTAATATAACACGAAAAGATTATGATGATGAAGTTGTTTTAGAAGGTTTTTGTTCTGCGACAAATCGTCCTCTTTTTTATAAAAATTTTAAAAATTGCTACTATGACTACGAATATGAAGATAAAGTTATTCAGATTTTCAAATAAGTAACTAAATAAATAGACGGAGATAAACAATGGAAAAACAAATAGTAGAAATTAACGGCATCAAATTAGAAATCGACATGCGTCATGCTAGAAAGATAGAAAATTATAAAGTCGGCGATTGTGTAAAAGTTTTAATAAAAAAATATTCTGACACTTACGAAACTTATCCAGGCGTTATCATTGACTTTGACGATTTTCAGAATTTACCTACAATCACAGTTTGCTACGTTGAATTAGGTTATAGCACTGCTGAAATTAAATTTATCGCTATAAATTCTAAATCAAAAGAATATGAGATAGTTCACTTACCTGACCACGAAAAGCATATCGATAAACAAAGAGCAATAGATTTACTAGACATGCAAGTTTTAAAAAAAGAGGAAGAGCTTTTCGAAATTAAACGGAAACGCGCTTATTTCATCGAAAAATTTAAACAGAGTTTTGAAAACAAATAAACCCACTTAACGGAGATTAAAAATGAATAACTTACTTGCAATGAATATAGAAGGTTGCCAGAAATTTTTACTTGATTCGCTACAAGAAATAGCACTTACAGGTAAGAGTGAAGAAGAAAAAGCAAATTTAGATAATAGTTTATTAGGAGCGCGTATAAAATACGCGGTAGAAAAACAATTTTTTACAGGTGTGTACGATAAGCCGTCAATATCTCAAGAAAAAATATTTGCGTTTTTAAATGAACTTGAGAATATCGAAAAATTAACTAAAGATCTTGTTGATAAAGTACAATATTTCATATCACATATTTTTACTCATTTGTACGAAAGCACTGATATACAATACTTATCAATACATCGCACAACGACAGGTTCAGGATTGTATAAAATAATTATAGCTGTTAACACATTTAGATATAATTTTGATTTTTATTCGAGTTCGGGTATTGCTAAACTTAGAATGGAATAATTAACTAACGGAGTTTCACAATGAAATCATCACGAATGAACGAATTGCAAGAAATTTTTAAAGAAGTACCGGCGTTGAGAATTGTAAATGATGCTGTTGTCAAAGCATCTAATCTAATTATTAACGCAATGAATAAGCATGATCTCGCAGATCTCGTCATACGGACTTCATATAACACGGAAGGCCGTGAAATTTTAAACGATTTAAAAACGCTAATCGAACTAAATGAAACTCGAGGTAGCAAATGAAAATACAAGTAATGCCCTTCGAAGTTAATTTTAAAAAACTTTTTACTGAGAAAAAATCTGACGGAGAAATACGCGAGAGATATCAAATAGAAATAATTAATACTATACTTCTGGGTAACACAGATTTATTGTTGGCGCAATACGCTAATTATATGCGCGATTGGGATGAAAATTTTCCGCAACGTCATTTTACGTTGCATGTAAATTCTTCCCCTGTTTTATTGATCCTAGAAAATATATGTATGTCTGATTTCGAAGATTCGCCTTTCATAAAAAAGATTTTGGTAAGAGTAAAAAAATTGCATACGTGTATAGACACGGTTTCTAAACTAGAGCAACTGTATCATGCACTGTGTGATAACAGCCATAAAATTTATACTTGTTTTTCGCCTGATGCCGATTTAAGAAATAGGGAATAAATCGTATGAACGCATTTCAAAAATGGAAAATAAAACGTATGAACGCATTTCAAAAATGGAAAATAAAACGCTTAGCTAGAGAAGAGTATAAAAAACTTGAAAAAAGTATAGACTGTATACTCAGTGATTTCCCGAAAAAACAAGTTCACCCCTTGCTGATAAAAGTTGAAAATTTTTTAAATGATTTTTATAAATTAGAAAGCAGCAAAGGCGTTTTAAATAAAGATATAGAAGTATCGATGGCTTTCGGTACGTTTAGAATCATGTGGCACTCAATGACGAAAACCATCAGAGTGACTGATAGTAGAGTTTGCATACCTGTGGCAAGCATGTCTATTGAGGATCAAACCGCGATAGTTAAAGATTGTTTAGAGTATTTTATAAAAGAAGTTTACGAAAGATTTACTAATGATAAGGAGCTACACTCATGATCGAAATTAAAATTACAGATCCACAGTTGATAGAAAAAACAGCTTTAAATGGGTTGATTGATTATTTAAAAACTTTTCAAAGTACAGATTTAACCCCAGAAACACTTGAACATACGTCTAATATGCCTAAAGTTATTGAAGAGAAAATAAAACCTAAACGGTCTAAATCGAAAACAAAAGAACCTACTTTCGTTGCTGTTGAACCTGCTGTTTTTGCACGTCCAGAAGGCAATTTAATAATACACGAGTCTTTTACTTTTGAAGATGTGATGACGACTGTAACGCTTGGTATAAAAGAAGATAAACTAAAATCACTTGAAGTATCTGAGATATTAAAAATGTACGGTTTAAAATCGCTGCAAGATTTACGTGTTCAAAACGATTTAATAACCCCCGTGATTACAGATCTCAAACGAATTATAGACACTCACATATTCACGACTAAGGACTCGTTAAGATGACACGGCATTCGGAAATTCCACCCTCTTCGGTACACAGGCGAATGCTGTGCCCGGGGTCTAGAGAATTAGAGTCAACAGTTATAGAAGAATTTTCGAACTATGCGCAAGAGGGAACGCTTGCGCATACTGTTGCTGCATCTCTTCTAGAAGATGAAATTTTACCAGAAAATGCAACAACAGAAATGGTAGAAAACGCGAAAGAATATGTGAAAATTGTACGAGAGAATCACGATGAAAAAACCTGTAGTCCGATTTTCGTCGAAAATTCAGTAAGCATATGCTTACGTTCTTCTGTTTCTGACTCTGAAATAGTTAATTTCGGAACACCGGATGCCTTTTATTTCAGTGGTAAGAGAAATATTTTGAGAGTTTTCGATTACAAGTACGGGTACAAAACTGTCGAAGCAAAAATGAATTGGCAAATGATTTACTACGCGATAGGTATCTTGCAAAGTCATAGAGCTATTTGCTCGCAGGCTATAGAGTTAACTATCGTTCAGCCGAGAATAAATCATGTGAGTACGTGGTCGATTTCAAGAGAAGAACTAAATTCTTATGAAAATTTACTTTATATTTCTGAATTAACTTCTTTAAAAGAAAATGCACTTTTAAAAGTTAATCACTTGTGTTTCACATGCAAAGCTCGATCCATCTGCCCTGCTTTGCGTAAAGCCACTTTAAATACTTTGCATGAAGCAGAGCTACCGATTCGAAACGATTTGAGTAGTCAATCTCTATCTATCGAGATACAACTGTTAGAGCACATGTTAGATCTTGCAAAATGTCGATTATCAGCGCTCGAACAAGAAGCGTTAAGCAGACTTAATGCCGGGAATATAGTACCGAATTACACGATTGAACATACTGCCAGTCGCACGATGTGGAAATATAATTCTGATTTAACAGAGTTAAAAAACTATGCTGAATTATTTGATTGCCAAATAGAAAAACCGATTGAATTTATCACACCACTTCAAGCGATTAAAAAAGGATTGCCGGAAGAATTAGTTGATAAATATTCAGAAAGAAAAAGAGGAGAACCGAAATTAAAATACATTAAAAATACCGCTGATATTTTTAAAAATACTATTGACTAACGCGTAAATAGTATTTAACATTGAATTTAACTTGAAAAAAGGAGATACGAAAATGACACACAAGATAGAATTACTCACCCCCGTAGGTAGGTTAGTACAAGGCTCACTCTACGTCGGACGCACTACTGATGCAGAAGGCAGACCGCTCATTACTAAAAGCGGACAAAATGCGGGAAAGCCTGCGGTTAATTATTTTTTCGCGATTGCAATTGAAAAAAGAGGCGAAACGCATTGGAACCAAACCGAATGGGGTGCAAAAATTTGGAAAATCGGGCAGGCAGGATTTCCCAACGGGCAGTATATGTCCCCCGCTTTCGCATGGAAAATAAAAGATGGTGATTCAGCAATTCCCAATACCAAGGGTATCGCGCCATGTCAAATGGAAGGGTTTCCAGGTCATTGGATTTTAAATTTTTCAAAAAACAATATTCCGCCAATGATTTACACAGATAACGGCGACAGGCAGTTACTAGAACCTGAAGCGGTAAAATTAGGCGACTACATACAATGCTATGGAGACGTTGCAGACAATGAAGCCGTTCAACAACCCGGCGTATATTTGAATTTTAAGTACGTGTGCTTGATACGTGAAGGCCGTCGAATAGTAGTGGGTTTAGCTGCGAAAGATGTCGGATTTGGTGGAGAAATGCCGCAAAATATACTTCTACCTGATCCTATGAAAACGGGATTTAATCCAGCCGCTGTTCCTGTCAGTCCTGTACATGCTAATACTGCGTATACTAACCCTCCCGCCCACCAACCCTCACCTGTCACGCCGCATTACGGTATTTTAGCAGGTTCTTCTACGCATGTTCCTGTAGCTCCTACACCGATGCGAATACAGATACTTCCGAGTGCCAACGGTGTCACTTACGAGCAATTTAGAATGCTTGGAATGACAGATGATCAATTGATCTCAAAAGGTTTAGCGCATTACGTTTAGTGTACCTACCGCCCCCGCGAGGGGGCACCCTATCCCAAGGAAATAAAATGAAATATTCTAAAAAAATTCAGAAAATATCCGACGATCTTATCGCTAATATACTGCAATGTGTCAGCGACAATATGGAACGTAATGAAGATAATATGATAGAAGATTTTGAATCAAACCCAGGAACTTCGCCCTTCGTAGTTTTCCACCTATCACCTTCCGCTGTGATAAAAGCGTATTCTCTTCTTTTCGGGTCTATGCTAGATCAAATACCGAAAGAAGGCGCTTTAGAGTTAATACTAAGCAATAGAGAAATGTTACTCTCTTTAGCAGAACAATTGCGAAATTTACAAAACAAATACAAAACTAAAGGTCATTGAGGATAGAAACAATGGGATCAGCTGAAAATGTTAAACCTGTTTGCGAGCATTGCGGGGGCAACGGGGAGTTCTATGTTACTAAAGAATCTGAACTGCATATCGTAGAGTGTAAATACTGTAGAGGGGGAATCATAGATTTTAATATAAGTGTATATGATTCTTTTCAAAATTTATTATCTTTATTGAAGGAAATGGATTTATGTTACCCGGATTCATTTTTTAAAGCGGACGTTTTTGAAATAAACACAAAGTATTGGGATAATAAAATTTTAATTATCAAAGGTAGACCAGTTGTCCCCACGGTTAAAAAGGTAATTTCTGAAATAGATATAGAATAGGAGGATCACGATGCTACCGCCCGAAGATAAAGTTTCGAGTACTGGCCAAAAAATTATGGAAAAACTTTTTAAGTTGTTTTGTTCAGAAATTGAAATACTAGAAAAAGACGCTAAAATTCCGCGTGACGAGTACTGTAGGATCATCAGGTCTGTTGCGTTTAGCTTTTACGTAGTAACTATGTCTTATTCTTTTTCGGATGTTCCTCGAGAAGATGCAAAAATTATTATTTCAGAAATGGTAATTGAGGTTCATTCTGGTTTGCATAAAGTGCTAAATACACTGTCTGAATTCAAAGATAAAATCACGCTGGAGACATAGCATGGATATTAAAGAGCAAGTTTGCAGCTTTGAGCTAGCAAAAAGGTTAAAAGAATTAGGTGTTGTACAGAATAGATCATACTTTGTCTGGTATAGAATAGTTGGAACTGATAGATTACATACGCGATTACAAGATTTATCGTGGTACCTAGCTTTACTGGGAGAAGGATACGCATGCGATGCATTTAGTGTTGCTGAACTCGGGAAAATTATTTTTGAAATAATTCGAAAGGTGAGCGGAGATTTCGCCGAATCCATAGGATATGAATTCATCCGGTTAACACGAAAATCAAATGACTTTCAATTAGAATTAGAAGCGAATGTTAGAGCTAAACTTCTTATCTATATTTTAGAAAATTCAATTGCTTCCGTTGCGGAAATAAACGAGGTGGAATTGTGAAAAATGAATTAATTAAAAAAAATAAACATAAACGAAGTATGATATCTTTAGACGATGTAGCTGTTGCTCAGCTCAATGATCTTTCTGTTTCTATGCGCTTGACAAAAAGTTTAATCATACGAAAAGCAATTGACGAATTATATTATAGAGAAAAAAATAATGTCAAAAAAAGTTTACATAGATTTTGAAACGTATTCAGAAGCCGGTTTCGAATGGGATGAAAATAAGCAATCCTGGAACTCACTTCCTAACTCTTCTAAAAAAGGTCTTCCTGCAATTGGAATTGCGCCCTACGCTACACATCCTTCAACTGAAATACTGTGCATGGCTTACGCGTTTGACGATGAGCCGAATGTAAACGTGTGGCTGCCGGGCGACCCTTTCCCCGATAGGTTACAAGAACACGTAGATAATTATGGTCAAATTGAAGCGTGGAATGTGGCTTTTGAAAGATGGATTTGGACATATGTAGGATGTTGTAGATACGGATTTCCTCTTAACGATTGTATCCAATTTGTATGCACACAATCTAGAGCAAGAGCATTTTGTTTACCGCCCTCTCTCGCTGAAGCCGGCGAAGTTTTACAGATACAAAATCAAAAAGACAAAGATGGTTGGCGTTTAATTAATAAATTCAGCATGCCGCGAAATCCAACAATTCGTGATAAACGAAAACGTATTACGTTTCAAGATGACCCTGTTGATGCGATGCGAATGATAGATTACTGTATACGTGACGTTGTAGCAGAGCGTGAAATTGATAAACAAATCCCCCAATTATCTACATTTGAATTTAAATTTTGGAAAATAGATCAAGCTATAAATGAGCGCGGTGTGTCACTTGACTTAAAATCCATTGATAATTTTATAAATATCGCTGAATCAGCCTATAAAAAATATAACGCCCGTTTATCAGAAATCACGGGTGGTGAAGTAAATTCCGCGACTGAAATATTTAAATTAAAAACATGGTTAGCAAAGCGTGGATTATTAGTTGAATCGCTAGATGCAGCGCATTTAGCTGAATTATTAACGCGTCAACTCCCCCTCGACATTTACGAAGCGCTTTCTATACGCGATAAAATTGGTTCTTCTGCGGTTAAAAAACTTTACGCGATGAAAAATAAACATTTCAAAGGACGCGCTAATGAGCTATTCGTCTATCACGCGGCACGCACGGGTCGTGCAGCAGGTGCAGGGATACAACCGCAGAATTTACCAAATCACGGTTTAACAGTTTCTATCTGTAAAAACTGTGAAAAAACAACGAGTCTAAAACAGTTTTGCCCGCGTTGTTTTTCAACGGAATTAGTACGAGATCAAGAGTGGAATTCGAAAGCCACGGAAGACGTAATAGAGTTAACATCATTAAATGATTTAGAATTTTGCTACGGAGATGCGATCGGTGCGATTTCCGGATGTTTACGCGGAATGTTTGTTTCACGGGAGGGTTATGATTTAATTTGCAGCGATTATTCAGCCATTGAAGCCGTAGTGTTAGCTGCAATATCTGAAGAAACGTGGCGATTAAGCGTATTTAAAACACACGGGTTTATTTACGAAATGTCAGCGTCTAAGATAACTGCAATACCTTTAGAAGAATATTTAGAGTATAAATCCAAAAATAAAAAACATCATCCTGATCGTAAAATCGGAAAAGTTGCGGAATTAGCGAGCGGATTTGGCGGGAGCATAGGCGCGTGGAAACGATTTAAAGCAGACGAATTTTTAACAGATGAGCAGATAATGCAAGCGGTATCTGCGTGGCGCAAAGCAAGTCCCGGAATCGTGAAACTGTGGTACGGTCTTGAAAAAGCCGCTAAGGATTCTATTTTAAATCCACAAACTGTTTATTCATACGGCGCTATAAAGTATTTTACGTCAAACGATATACTGCATTGTATTCTACCCTCTTCACGTTTCATCACTTATCATCGACCACGCATAATAGACAATGCGATCACTTTTGAAGGATATAATTCTAATGAAAATAACGGCGCCCGGGGATGGATGCGCATAGATACTTACGGCGGTAAATTAACTGAAAACTGTGTTCAGGCAATAGCGCGTGACATTCTCGCAAATGCGATCGTTAATTTAGAAAACGTAGGATATGAAGTAGTTATGCATATTCACGACGAAATCGTAGCCGAAATACCTGAAAAGTGGGGGTCAATTCAAGAGTTTGAAGAAATAATGTCAACATTGCCTATTTGGGCACACGGTTGGCCATTAAAAGCATCCGGCGGTTGGCGCGGTAAACGTTACACTAAGTAGATAATAAGTAACCCGAAAAAATAACTTGAAACCCGGACATTTGGCCATGCGTCTTTTATATGCGCGTCAATCATCTTAAAATTACGTCGAAACCTAATCGCGCTTAAAATCAAAACTTTTGGAGCTAATTTTTTAAGATGATTGATAATGACACGTATTTCATATGCTTCGCATTTGTGAAAAACTCGTAATGCTATGCCTATGTCGAATTCTTTAGACGTATTGCTTATAACCGCTAAACCCCCCGTCAGTGTTTGACGTATCGTTAAACCTTCAACATCGTATTTAGAATCTTCATGCGTGTAATTTAATTTTAAATGCGGATGTATTAGTCGGCTATACTCCGATATTTCATCGGGTATTTTTTTAAAAATATTAAACGATTTACTCGATGCTAGTTCAATTATTTTTATTCTTCGCTTAAATGATTTTAAAATTTCATCTATAAATTTTCTAGTCATTCTAGCGTCAGATAGCACATTCATTTTTAAACTCCATTTATTTTATCGACTTGATAAACTGTTACATCGTGCCATTGCTTATACCCTTTCGCTCGTGCGACCCAAAATTTAACAACTTGATCGGGGGTTGAAGATGAAGTTAATTTATCTTTAAAAACGGGAGAAGAAATCAACACAACTTTGGGACAATCATAAACAATAGGCGCAGGTTTAACAGCACACGATACGCAGCTAAAAGTTAATAGATTGAGTATAGCCCCATGCCACAGCCTTTTTACATGTCTTAGATACTTTTTCATTTTCTATGCTCTCAACATTAGTTTTAATTGACTGCTCTTGTACGACTACTTCCGAATTTATTTTATCTACTTGTTCTAGTTGTTTCTGTGATTCATCTTTTAATTCTTGTATTTGTGCTATACATCTGTCTGATAATTTTTTATAATGGTTTTTCTCTATAAACTCAACACTTAAAAATACCCAAAAAACTATCACAATCACTGATATAGAGATTATTTTAATATTTTCCAAATTCATTTAACGCTCCTATTCTTCTTTTGATTTAGGCTCAGTGTCGCTTTTTAATTTCAAATTAACGCCAAAACCGACCGTCATAGCGCTGATCCCACCGCCAAAATCTAAGGGACTCCATTCCCGATGTATCATGACACTCCCTAACCCTAAAACAAAATAGATAAAAAAACTTAACAAACATAAAACGCGAGAACTATCATACGTTTCGTTGTCACGACCTGTGAGGATATGTTTACACATTTTTCTAAATTCAGTAATAACCATCCGTGGCACCTCCCTCATGCTGTGAGTAGTACTCGTCTAATCCAGCTGCGCAAGTTAGTTAACTGCGAAGTATCACTATCAACTAACGCTAAATAGTACTTGATAGAATTCACGGTTATTCGTTCTCTAACACCGGGATATTTATTTATTTCTGAAATACTCATAGATCCTAAAATACCGTCGCAATTGACGTTGCAACCTAAATCATTTAAAGATAGCTGCACTATCCTAGCCGCATGATCGGGATTCATATTGATAAATAGCAACATCACTTGAGCAGAAATGACAAAATCTGCGATAAGATCCAAGCGATATTTATAAAAGAAATTATCAGAATAAATTTTACAGGCTTCATCCCATGTTAGATTTTTTATATCAACACTAGGGAATGCCCTTGAACTAATCCCGAATTTCGATAAACCACCGTAATCCCCGACAAGAAGACTTGTTTTTTCGCCTTCGGCTTCTAAGATATATTTTTTAACATCGTCAAAGTTAGCCATTTTTATTTATACCTAATGATTTTAGTCACGACATTGGAAGGCTGTATGATGTTAAACGCTGTTCCACTTCCCGCCGTTGCAGTCGTATTTTTAAGCGTCCAACCTGCGGTCGAACTCCCTTCTGCGACACCTCCTGCGCCCCCGCCGCATATGAATCCTGAAACGTCCCCGGTGTTAGCGTGAGCATGCGTACCAACTTCACTACTTGTTTGCGAGTGTCCTTCCTCGCCACCGTGTTGACCTGTTACGCTTCCGATTCCGAGCGGATCTGTACTTGCTGTGCCGCCTGAACCAACCGATGTTCTGCGACGATAATCCGGAACGTTAAACGTGGTAGTGCCGTTCCCATTTCCCCACGAGAAAAATGTCACGGGCACTGTCGCACTTGCAGTCGCAACAGCAGACATAGTGATCGCGGTACCGCTTGTGATACTTGCAACTGTTGCGCCTGTAGGGATACCGGCGCCTTCTAGCGCCATGCCGACATACATGTTAGCGGTAGAACTTAAACTTGTTAGAGTGTTTACAGTGTTAGTTGTTGTGCCGTTTAACGAAAAAGTAATAGCTGATTGCAACCCCGAATAAGTCGATCGTGAAACAGCACTACCGTCGCATAGTAGATAATCCGCTGGTGGTGTTACGCCCGCAAAATCTAGCATTACGCCGATAGGCACACCACTCGCATTTCCGCTGGTTATTAACCACGTATTGTCAGTACCCGGCGTTGCAGTGTTAGAAGCCACTTGATTTTCGTACACTACGCCGTTGTAATACACACGTGCATAAATAGGGTACGGGAAAGCTGACCCCAGATTTTGAGCCGCTAATATGAATTGCGGAGTACCAAACTGCTGATATTCTTGCAAGTTGTTCGTGATGTCCAACATCAATTGATTGAACTGACTTCGGGGAATAGGTAGAGCCGAAGGATTAGTTAATAAATCTTCTTCGTAAAATGGCGTAAAACCCGCATAATAGCTCATTGATCCGTCACCGGCGGCAGGAGTCGGGATAGTTGCAGGTACATCGTCAGCGTTTAAGCCGAAAGGATACACATAGTAGTAGTACGGACTAGCCATTTTTAAAACTCCTTTTTATACATTAAGTGTACAACAAATCAATAAAATTGCCATGAGTAAAATTCTGATTGTAAACGCCAAAACCCCAATTGAAGCCGCCGTTGATATAGTATTCAAGTTTCACGCCTGCGGGGCGAGGCAATAGATCTAAGTCTAAAATAACTTGTAAAAGCTCTTCCGGGAAATCATCTTGAGTAAATATATAGCGCATTGACATGTTTAAACCGTCTAATGCGTACAGTGTGCCCGCGTATCCGATGTTCGACGTAGAACATAGATAGTATAGAAACGCGTTAATATCGGGGATGCAACCCCTCGTTGAAAGCTGAAAAAACTTTAAACGCAACAGGAATCGTTGTTGATTAACGGTTAACGTAAATACTTCGCCTTTGGTTGAAAAATTAGAACGATTAAAATTAAGGTAACTGTTTTCTAGTCCGACAGTGTTAAACCCGAAAATAGGTTTATTATCCGATTCGGGATTTTGGTCTATGTACAGCGGTATATTAAGTATATATGACCACACAGATAGCCCGAACGTATCAGCTGTTTCTAAATTAAAAACATCGTCGTACCAGTTTTGCCAAAACGCTTCTTGATACTCGTTAAGCCAGTTTTGTTTATTTTGCAAAATAGCAATTAAATTCGTAGCATCGTTGTATTGCCACAAAATCGCATTAAGTATGTTAACTGAAAAATCAAATTGTTCGACAGTTTGGCTCATACTACATTTACCGTGATACTGGAAGTGTCGGTCACTGCTTGTTGCCAAACTTGGATCGGTATTTCAGTCGTCTGATAACTCGGTGAAAAACTAAAAGTAAATACACCGCTTCCACTAATCGTCGCATTCGCAGATAGAACAACTGCGTTACCACCGCTCAAACTAGAAACGGTTGTGCCACCGGGGATTCCGGCACCCGTCACAATCATGCCAACTAGTATGTCTGAGTTATACGTCAGATTAGATAAAACATTTGTGCTGATCGTAGTAGTTCCGTACTGCGTAAATGATTTTTTTGCAACTTGAACTTCTTGTACAAACAGCCCCGGCACTAAAATATTTATCGCGCCTGCGAGCTGAAACGGCGATACGGCGCCCCCGACCGGGAAGCCGGATTCGTTTGTTATGCCTCCCGCTGCGTATTGCAATATCGCGTTTTGAACAGATGCCACGACATTTGCAACAGAAGTAAACGCGTGCACTGTGACTATAATGTCAATTGCAACAAGTGACGGGGTGTCAAATAGCACTGTAATCGCTTGCCCTGAGTACTGATTAGTTACAACTTGAGAAACAGGAATTCCTAAGCCGTTGTTATATGCGCAACCGCCTGATTTTTTATTTGTTAGAGCCGTAGCGATATTAAGATTAAATGCGGATCCACCAACACACGTGTATAGTGAATGCGAAACCATCGATATGCCGTTTATAACCTGTGTCGTGCTCGTCACGTTTTCTTGGAAAATTAAACTTGTTACGCCAGGAACTGCATAAAGCACACTCGTAATAGCTTGAGCTAAACCCATTCCTGCTGCTGCTAGCGTATTTTGTCGGTATAAACGTGCTGAAGAATCTGTTTGCGTAGACGTACCGATCACTGCATCTGATGTATTTGTAACCGTTTCCCAGCCGAGAATATTACTGATTATACTAGTAAGTGTGTTAGCCGGCGCTGCAATAGAACCCGTATTCACGGCCTGGAAAGCTACACCTGTAAGCGTCCCACCTGTCGGTATTGTGACTTGCACGATGCTTTGAAAAATATCGCCATTTGAATCTGATATTTGTACGCCGGCGGGTATAACCGTATTTTCAACACCTGTCAACGTGCACACAGTGGTTGAGTACGTTGCAGTTGTTCTTTGAGATCCGAGCAATGCTAGTAGTGAATCTAAAAAAATACCGCCGGATAAATTAGGGTTAATTTGATTTGCAAGTGCTGCGTTATTATCTGCAAGTGCTACACGTGACAATGTTTCAGCCGTGATTAGCATACCTTGAGGCGTGTTAGGAGACGTATTTAAATCTTGCCCGAAAATCGATTTATATTCGTTTTGAACTTCGGTATTAATCTCGCCGGTATCCGTTGTGATAACGCCAGTCAACGCTATGTAGTTGTAAACATCAGCCATGTGGTCAAATTACTCCTGTTCCGAAACTTGTACGTATAGTCGCCGCATAAGAGAGTATATCACTTGAAAACTCGGCGGTTAAAGTCACAACTTCTAAAACATTCGGAACAGATAAAATAGCTACGCGAAGCGCTGCGGTAAATTGCTGTAAATTAGGCGTGCCAGTAAAAACATTCTGAAAATACGGAACACCTTGATCAGTATTTAAAACCATTTCACCGAGCAGCGTTTTAACTGCTTGCTCGCAATTCTGCAACACAGCTGTTAAATCATACGCAATAGCGATATTTCCCTGCGGTGTTAGATAAATATCATTGCTTGCATTTACTGATAAAGTTTGCATAAATCCCTCAAGGTACATCCGGCGTGATAGAACCGGTCGCTGTTATGTTTCCCGTTACTTTTAAAGTACCTGTTGCGGGGGTGATAAATGATATCGTTCCGCTATTAAAATTATCTATGTTAACGACCGGTGCAGAAATAGTTATCTGTCCTGCTCCCAACGTTATTTTCACAGTTCCATCTAAATTTTGCAAAACGGCGTTGGAAGCATCTTCCGATGCGATCGTGTAACCCTTCATGGTATCCGGTACGAACACCCCGTCCGCAAAACTTTTAACACGATTCGTATTTGGCGCGCTATTTGTATAGTTTTGCAAAAATAAAGAAATGTCACGGTCGTTCGCAACAACCCAGCCCAGGTCGCCCGCGTTTAAGTTGAAATTTAAGAAAAATCCGCCACCTCCGAGTAACAATACCGGAATGCTGGCAATTTGAGGTCTGGTGATTTGCGCACCCCCCGTGGTCATCACAGCTATGAGTAACTGGACTTGAACGCGATTTGCAGTGCGGTCATAACTGATAACTTGCGCGGGTAGCATGCCGTCGACATTTTGCAATATTTTAGAAAAAGCAAATTGCAAAACGCCTGGGAGACTACCATTATTTGCGGGATCAATATCCGGTACGTTATTAATAGTCATGGGTTATCTCTCAATCTCGCTGCTTCAGCTACATAGTAAAACGGTGTTTCCCGTGTAGATATCTGAAAACCTAATTTATAAATAACATATATACCATTCGCCGCCGGATAAAGTTTACTAATTATTTGCAATCCGCCACCTAGTACCGCACGTGTATCTAACAAAAATTTAACACGTATACCTTGCTCTGTAAATTCGGGTATACCGACCATTCCTGTTTCTGCGCTCACTACAACTAACGTATCTTGCAGCGGCACAAATGCATCTTTAACTACTAAAATTTTATCATCTATATAGATATTTATTCCGCCTAAATTACCTACTACTTTAAGCTGATTCAGGGCGGAACCTGTGAAATTATAATTAGCAATATTTCTTTGTTTGGCTTGAAACTTTAAAAGAGTCGCTGTGTCATCTGCAACTTGCTGCGCTATTTGCCCAAGCGTTGCTTGCCCCGGCTGATTGCGTGAAATTACGTTACCTTTAATAAAATTTCCGGTTAGACATTTTAATACTATCCCAATATCCGGCGGTTGCGTCACAACAGATGTAACAATGTTACCTTCATAAATTGTTGAAACTCCATAAGATTCCCTACCCGCTTCTACAATAATTGATTTTGGCCTCGGATCAGGATTGTACGGCGATGAAGCCGTGACTAAATAATCACGTGTGTCTTTATCTAGGTTACCTATGATTATCTCTGCTTCATTTTGCAGAGGATTACCATACTTAGTTCCGTTAACTGTAATAAAAAAGGGACTCGCATAGGTTTTTATAGTCCCACCTATGTCAAAAGTAACCCTTATTATCCGAAAATCAAATCCCACGCAGCGTATCCAATTCTACTTGGCTTGCATAAATTAAATTCTGAGTAACACCAAATTGAGTGTAATCCGGGTAATCATCGTTTTGAGTGATTAACGCGAAATTTCCATTTTCTAGATATGAAAAAGGAATAATCGGAAAACCAGGAACAGCTCTTACACCGGTGACTACTGCATTCCCATTTATCGCAATATCAAACGCCATCACTAAATTACCCGAATTATCTTTGCACGCGTGTATACGAATGTCGTATCGATTATTATCTAACGTTAAAGACAGTGATTGATTGGGTGAATTCACAATTGGAATTTCTTGCATAATCTATCCCACCTTTAAATTATTAAACGAAGACAATGCGGAATTAACTTCAGTATTTGTCGCAGCGGTTCCTTGTTGCGTTCCTCGATCAACGGTTGTTGCATCTGTAGGACTTTGAGGAACTATTCCGTACTGCGGTGTAACAAATCGTATTTGTCGCATACTTAACGCAATAGTTATGCCATTGTAAATATCCGCATCTTCTTGATGCGGTAACGCGGCAATAACTTGATTAGTATATGTTCCGGTACGCGTTTGAACTGTTAACAATGTTGCATTTGCGTAATATTGTTTTATCGCTTTGTATACATCAGGGTAATCGACGGACGTGACTAGTATAGAAATATCGATATCGATCGGCAGTATTATCCTATGATCGCTAATAATAGTTCCGGTTTCTGTCGGATGTTCCATGACTTTTGCTTGTTCACGCACTAAAACTTTTAACGGTCTCGCGTTCTTGAAAAGCTGGGTACCGCCCGATGTGAATATAGCGACAGTATCTACAGTCGTTGTCGGCAACAGCGCCTGTATAGTTGCGAGCGGGTTAAAATTAACGATAGCCATTAATTGTGTCTTCCGTCTGAGAAATAATTAACTACTTTCCACAATTCAGATTCTATTGATTTGCCTATCGCTTTTGAAACCCCTTGTGCATCCGTTGCCTGTGTTTGTACCTGAATTGAATCTACATTCACATGCACATTGCGGTTAAATGCTGAATTATTTAAAACACTGTTATTAGTTTGTGAATTTAACGGGGATGTCTCCGCAGCTAGTAAATAGTTTTTACTTTTTTGCATCATGCCGCGAATGTCATAGCTGTTATCTTGCTCCGGTGATAACAACCCGGACACTGTGCTACCTGCCAATTCTCCGAGTTGTTCGCTCGCAGCGCCCAATGGCGAAAGTAACGCAAATAAATATTTAGCCCATTTTTTTAAGATATCTGTAACTGTGTTATCACCTTTTTTCCACGCTTCGACAAATGAGTTAAAAAATTCTATATTATCTTCAACTACGTCATGTATTTTTTGGAACACTTCACCGAATGCAACTCCCAATACTAAAATCTCACCCCCGATAAGTATTATCGGCGAAGCCAGCGCACCTAAACTTATAGCTAATGCAGTCGCAGCCAGCGTCATTCCTGCAAATGCGCCAATCACGAAACTAGTGTGCTGCTGTAAATATTGAACGAACGGCACTATGCCTTTATTTAATAGCCACGTAAATGCTGGTAATAATTCTGTGTTTAAACGCGTGTATAAATTTCTAAAAGATTGACTTAAGTCTAAAGTCGCAGTGTCAAATCTACGTGCTATTTCTGCGTCTTTTTCTGTTGTTAATCCGAATTTCCCAAGTGATTCTAAAAGCTCATCGAGTCCTGCTTTACCTTTTTGTAAAAGTAAAATAGTAGGGTCTGTTATGCCGAGTGAACGCCCGTACATGAACGCTTGAACACGATTCATGCGCTGAAACGCATCTGCTAAAAGCGGTAAAGTACGTAAAGCAATTTCAGGTGTAGTGCCGAGATGTTGCGCCAATCCCATCAACGAATTTTTAAAATCATCCGTTGTGCCGCCGACTCGTTTTACCGCTTCACCCCACCTGTCAATTTCTTCAGAACTTACACCTAATACTTGAGATGCTTTACTAAGAGACGTGGAATATTGTTCTGCTTCTTTGAAATTCATTAAAATTTCATGCGCAGACCAAACGGATGCAACTAAACTTGCGAACGATGTAGCTAATCCTAAGAATTTTTGTCCAACGTTTAAAACATTTCTATCAACTGCATTAAGCGACTTTTGCAACTTTTCAGTTGTTTTCTCTGCTTCTTCGGTGCCTTTTTTTAAATCTGAGGTATCAGATTTAAATAGCAAATAAAACGTTTCAAAAACAGACATAGCAATTACCTGCGCTCTTGTGATTTTTTACCATGTTCTATCGCTAAATATTCGTTGTATTTAGTAACCGCTATTATTTCCCACAAATCAAATGCTTCTTCTAATGTGTAAATAGTTTTTAATTCGTTAAGGGTGGCTTTTCCGGAACTGACGATTGCGCCGATGAAGCCGTCAACGTTTTTAAAATCCACTGTTGGACTCTCAGGGCGAAATCGTCGAATAAATTCGAGAGGCGCCCGTTTTGCAAAAAACTGCAATTATACTCCAACACTTCAGATTCTAATTTCATTAAAATTTCCCAGTCAGGCACATGGTTTTTAATTAATTCTTTTGTCGTTAGTCTAAAAGGCGCATCATTTATTTTAACTGCAACAAAAGACATTAACTCAAGCATAATCGCTTCGTTATCAGAGTACGTATTAATCTTCGGTACGGCTGTCATCGGATACTGCGTTACTATCTTACGACCTGATATAGCGTCAAATTTAGAAATAATATAAGTGCTATCTTTTATCATTATCTCTTTCGGATCTAGTAAGGGAATCATAATCCACCTACCCTATTTTCAAAGCTAAAGCTATAGGGTTTAGTTTTCAAACGTCCAGCACTTGCGACTGAACTTGCAGGCATACCGTCCGTTAAAAACCCATTTTCTAAAACAACAATGTTTCCTGAGGGATATATGCCCGTCATCGTAATCACGTCTCTTGCGCTTGATTTATTTTTACCTGTGCGATTCGCTTCTAATAGAATTGCTAAGTTGATATCCGAAAAACTACCTGGAATAACATTCAACGTGACTTTAATCGGATTCGGTTTTTGCCACACAACTAAATCGCCGTTGAGCCCCATCCCACTATCGCCAATTTGCAAAACTGGGAAATCGAACGGATCAGAATCGTCTGCAAAATCTGATATAAGTAGTCCCACCGGGAAACTATTCGATGCTAAAATGCTAACGACTAGTCCAAAACCTGAAATATTTTCCATGTTCTAATCCTTTAAATTAGGGTATGTACGCCATTAACTTTTCTAATAACATCGTCTTTGCTGTAAACTAAAGTATATGTCGCTTGATACACAATCGGGTTTGAGCCAACAGGCGTGATCACGACGCCTAACCAATACCCACTGTTTTGCACTTGATACCAAGCTTGCGGATCACCCGTGATTGATGTGATATACAACTGCTGCACTGTGTTAAGAGTTTTACCGACGCTGATCGTTCCATTGTTTATTGCTTGCGAAATAACACTTTGCAATATTGTTCGTATTAATCCAACCCCTTGTGAGTTTGCCGGAACTTGACCGAGACTCAACAGCAACGACATGATTTGCGCGCCCGCTGCATCTTTCAGCCAAATTTCATTCGCATAAACATTCATATCAGCTGGATCAGTTGCCAGACCCATCAACACGCCGGTTTGATAAAACGCAATCAACTGTCCCGCAGTTTGTGTAACACCGTAATAATTAATCCGTAACGCATCATATGCATTAGCATCTACATCATCTGCAACACTCGGCGTTAATCCTGCCACTTGTTGAAACTCATAATTTTGCACGGAATTAAAAGCGCTATAATTAGTTGCAGCCATGATCATTTCGGGAAACATTTCAGGAAATTGCAAACTGCTAAACGTTAGAAGTTCCGTAGAAGTTCCAGACGAATTATTAGATAGCGTTAATCCTGTGGTGCCTATCAATCCCGTTACGATTGTTCCTGCTGGCAAATCACTCGCTGCATCAGCAATAGGCATGCCAACTGTGACATTAGCGTTAGATGTTAAATTAGTAACTTGATTAGAGCTTGATGTTAAAGTACCGGTCAGTTGAAAAGTAATTGACGGAGATAAAGTCAATCCCACGCCGCCGATCGACGCAAGTGCAGTTGCCCACGCGCTCGCATTAGCAACCGATACTGCTTGCGAATACATGTATAGCACATTCTGACTTTTGTTCCAGTTTGCCGCATCAATAACATTTTGCTCTGTGACATTTAAATTTGTTAAGAAACCAAATGAACCAAAATTATTAGATGCAGTTGCTGAATTTGTTAAAGTCTGCGTAACACTCTCAACAGCAGATCCATTAGCCCAAATCGCGCCTCCGCTAATATACGATCCATCCACTCCGGTTTGTTCAGGCAGCCAACCCAAAAAGCCAGAACCAGTAATGTCAGTCCCGCCACCGCCGGATAATACGTTAATAACTGCTGCACCTGCTGCACCCCCTACTAGGTCAAATCCGCCACGCACTGAATCATACGTAACAGTCGCACTTGTCCACAACGCGCCACCGCCCGTTTCTGCTTGTATTGCAGTTTGAATCACAGTTGCAACCGCTGCCAGACTTGCTGCTGCTGAAAAATTTAAAGCCGAAAGCGTAAAGGTAAAACCGCCCATAGTTAAAACAAACGAACCCGAGGTTACGGCTGTCCAATTTGCTAAAACTTGAGTAACTCCTGCGATCGCATAGATTCGCGGAGCACACGCAACATTTACCCATCTTGCGAATTGAATCGATTGTGGCGTTGTAGTGTTTTTACTAATCCACGAAAAATAAAACAACGATCTTTGGTATTCTTCTGATTGAAATCCAAAATAGCTCGCCACTTCAGCAGCAGTGGTAAATGAAATGAAAGACTGTGGAGGTAAAAGCGGGTTATTTGTAAATAGACGTGCAACTAATTCTCTTTGCGCAACCGTGACGCCTGCGCCGATCCCTGACACGATATTCACATATCGATTAAACGATATAGTCATTCTTAAACTCCTTCAATGTCTACTACATAAGTATTTACAATCGGCACGCTGTTAACACGTGTGTTTAGATATGTTAGTGTAAATTCAAACGAAGGTATCGCTTCAAAATTATCTTTGTCGTCTGTAAAATACGAATTAACAATATCCTTAATTCTTAAAATTCCAATTCCTGATGCATTGAGTATATCGCGAGTATTATCACTTTGCATTATGCTTGACACTTCCTTTATCAAATCAGCGGCTGTATAGTTAGATATGACGTTCGGATATTGAAGTACTAAGCCTGAAATTCGATACGTTGTCTCATAATACTGAGTTTCCGTATGCGTTATCGTACTCGCTATTTCGTCATATACGTTTAATCGTCCTAAAAATCCGTACCTTTTATCTGCAAGTTTAGTGATAAACACGGTAGGAGAATTAGGAACGCCTTGTTGTGTCGGCTGATTAGCTTGCTTTACTAAAACGTTTTTGAATCCATCCGCTACCAGTCCATTATTTATAATCGGCAAAATAATTTGATATAGCTGATTATCTGTTTTAACGGCCATTAAGTTTCCGCCGATGCAAACGCACCGTTACCGAAATTCTGGTTATTAGCTGAGAAACCGAATATAGATTTATTACCGGTGTCTTGACCTAGGAACACACATAAAACACCTTTCCAACCGTCAATGCTAAACCAATCCGTATTCGATTCGCATTGAAAACGTTGTCCGTTATATGCGATTTGATCGGCTGAAACTTTTCTTTCAACATCTAAAATCGGATTGGATGTATAGAATGTATAGTACGATTTTTGAAAATCTAGTCCGTACTGCGCGTATAATCTTTTAGGCACGGGTTGAAAACTGCCAACAATTACAAACGGGCTGGAATACGTTGTCACGTCTTGCCCTACAGCGTTAAGCGATCGACCCGCGAATTTATAGTATAAAACTGTTTGTTTCGCTATAACACTGAGTGCCATTTTTAAAATGTTTTGACCAGGTATCATACTGATTCTACCTTGCTCGTCAGAGCACCTAACATTACACCCGTGTCTACTAGTGGCTTGTCTAGCGCCCCTATCGTTTTTTTATTATTTTTTCGATGCAAACGATTGTAAATAGTGACCGGGCTTAACGGCGGTTCGTATATTTCCGCTATTTTTTTACGTATATCCCCCGCTGCGATTAAACCTATTCTTTCTAGCGAATTTTCAATTGTCATCTGACCGTGAATAATATTTATCGCGTCTTTTTCTAGTTGAGAACGCCACACATTCTCTTGCTCTACGATCGTTGTGCGCATAAATGATCGCGCAGGAATATGCTTAAAAGGGTTGCCGTATTCATTAGTTGCTGCCGCTTCTGCTATTGTTACATTCGTATCCGCGTATGTTGCTTTATTTATCCAACCTACTTTCACCGCTTTATCCGATATGTTTTTAACGGAATTTAATATAGTCCGTTTTATGACACTTTCTATGCGTTTTAATTCGACGGCCATAGCGAGCCACCTTGATATCCAAATGCTGCGCGAGGCGCGCTGCCCCCTATATAAAACCCACCTGCTGAATTAACTTGTAACAATGCTAGCAACTGTTGCCCGTAAGGACTGGTTGATAGCCACCACTGCCATTGGTTTTTCAAAGGCGGGGGTGTTAATCCCACGGTTATTTTATCAATTGTCGAGTTTTGCACAAGATACGGTATCGTTCCCGAAGCTATCAAATCGGAAATATACGTTAAATGCGCAGTCATCAAATTGATTGCATAATCTCGAGTATCACCTTGAACATTTCCACACCCATCAATATCCGACACGTAATTTATCGCACTGTTCCAAAACGCTTGCAAAGTATTTTGTGAATACTTCGCTGCGTTAGAGTACGCTGGAAACAATGCGATAAACGTAGAATAGTTAAAAACTATCGTCGTCATACTATCTTGATTCTTTTAAGTGTTGGCGTTTCATCTTCTGAATAGTCCCCTCTTGCATAATCGCTCATAGTGTAGGGAGCCGATCGATCTTTCGGGTTCATATCTTCCGTAAGTTTATCTTCAGACTTTTGTTTTTTAGAAAAGGTGATAAAACCTTTTTTAACGTGTCGCATAAAAGTTTCATTTTGTTGTAAAAACGCCATGTCTTCATCGCTTACAGCCGTAGTCACGCCATTCGGAGTCCAAATACCTACATTATCTGCATTTTTCGCGACACCGTGACCACCATTGATCAACACTCTTTTTTGAATGCGATTAAGACCTTGACCTTTTTCGGTCGGGTAATACATGCAATAGTAAGTACTGTTAGTTGCGGTTGAACACACGTAGTATGTCATAATTCTTTCTCCGGACTCTCTTTAGAATAAGTGATAAAACCGTTCTCAACATGTCGCATAAAAGATTTATTGTCTTTTAAAATTACCATGTCTTCATCACTGACAATCGTTAAGACGCCTTCTTTATATCTTTTTTTATCTACGTCGAAGCCTGCTTTGATCAATACCTTTTTCTCGATACGATCTTTAGCATACTTACAATAGTATGAATCACTATCCGCTTTCGAATAAACATAGAATGTCATCTAGCACCTCATGTTTTAGATATCAAAGTATCTAACCATAGCGTACGGACGTTTACACATTACGCCTGAAGTCGCATTTGAGTAATCTTCTTCGTATCCCTTAGCAAGTTGCTGCACACCTAAAACTTGAAACTTGGTAGGCACAACTTGTAAAAAGGTTCGGCCGCCATCTGTGGACATGTCGTTAATCTGCTCTGCGTAAAGATAAAAAACATTATCCGAAGAATGCGCAGCATTAAGCTGAGGTGCAGATTCAACACGGCAACGCGGATACGCGTTTGTCAACCAGTCTCTAACAGAAATACCAAAGTCAGTAACAGTCGTTAAATAGTCAACAGAACCTGTTGCAACTGCTAAAGTTAAATCGACATTTTCCGGATCAATCGTATCTTGTGAATTGTTACGTAATGTTTGAATCGCAGTACGAATGTCGTTACAAATTTCTAAGAACGATTTAACAGACCAAGTAAAACCATTAGCGCCTGTCGCAACTTGCACATACGCGGGTTCATTCGGATCATTTAAAAATCCGTATGTCAAGTTATTACCGCCGTTAAAACCGTTAAAACCGGTGTTATTACGCATGATTTCTAAAGACAGTGCAGCTGCTTCACGTTTCATGCCTGCATCGTCTACTAACTGACGTGCTGCACGTGCTGCTTCTAAATTCCCTACTTTTAAACCTTCTTCGAATCGCACAACGGATCGATACACGTAATTTACGTTCCAGCTGCCCATGGGCACATTGGTTGTGTCACCGTAAGGTACCGCAGAACCCGTGCGCTCCATAACGCCTTGGACTACTTGTTCATCTTCCCAAGAACCGCTTATCATCATCCCGACTAAGTTATCTATTTTTCGCGCAGCAGTCACAATAAATACAAAACCAGGAAGCCAATTTTGTAAAAATTGCACTGGTGTGCCGATGCTTCCAACTGTGACAGTTGGTTGCAAAGTATCCGCTGCATACTTGTGTCTTTCCATCAGCTGTCTAACTGACCCATCAGTTAAATTAATACCGAGTTTTTTTAAACCTCGATATTCTTTAACATCAAAATCGTCATATGCATGGATTTTTCGGGGAGAAATGTAGTGCCCCTCTTCGCGTCTATTTAACATATTTTTTCATCCTTAAAATGATTAGGTCGGAACGCCAATGCCTGGGTTTAGAGTAAGAACTGCTAACGCAACTCCGCTCGCGGCAGTCACTGTAAAGTTATCAACTACTGCATATGCCCACGATTTACCGCCTGGAAGAGAAGTAGTCGGCGCAACAGTTGAAAGCGCACCTGTGGTGTTATCGAATATGACCCAGTCGCCGATGCTTGCAGACGCAGGCAAAGTTGCAATTATCTGACCCATCGTCATACATTCAATTTGTGTAAAATTGGGAACAGTCAAAGTAGGAGATAAAGGCGAACCGCTCGTACCGAACAACGCAACTTCTTTCGGCGCTGCAAGAATACCTGCATAGCCTAGCGTGCCGCCGCTACCGGCTTGGCAAACACCTTGTGATGTCACTGTACATGCTGTCGCACCGATTATATTGTAAGCGGCACTCGCTGAGTTGATAGAGAAACTCTGTGCTCTCCATGGACTGTCGCTGAATTGTTCGCCGGGAACGCCGAAGCCTTGCACTAAACTCACAGTTGATTGAAAACCCATCGTTATTTACTCCTTTTCAAATACGCGTCAACACCTGACGATGCAATTTTCTCATCAGTTGCGTGCAACGGAACTACTTTAGCGTTAGTTGCTGCGACTAAATACCCTTCAAGCATTGCAGACTCTTGGCCTTTTTTGCAATTTAATCCTAATTTTCGAATCCCATACTTAGCTACTTCGCTATATGTCAAATCCGCGTGATCAAACGTTCCGATATGCCGCGACAAACGATCAGCTAAATTATTTCGTAATGAGATTTCGCGAAGCAAACTTTTAGTGTCCATGCCGCGACCTTTCTTATCTTCTTGTGACATTTCTTCTTCACGAGAAGTGTCTTCATCGCCCTCAATATTTGCTTTAGTCACAAAATCTTTTCGGCTATTACTTTCTTCTGCATCACCTTCGTGTGCGGCTTTCTCTGAAAGCTCTTCGTTCTCATCGTCTTTTGCACTCATCATGCCTTCGACTTTTTTAGCAAGTTCCTTAACCATGTTCACGCATTCAGAAAGAGACATTTCCTCGTCTTGAATTTCTTCTTGCTTATCTAAATCTTTTTCGTACTCTTTATCTGCCATGTTCTTAAGCTCCTTTGAATCTAGCGTAAATTTAAAATGATCCAGTACTGCAACATCTTTCCCCGAACGTCCCTCTGGAACTGACGCTAAGTGATTTCCACGAATTTCTTTTTGTATAGCATCGTATCTTTCGCCATTGTACACCCCTGGTCGTAATTCATACAAGCACCTATAGCCGATAGATAGCTCTTTTTTTTCACTGTCTATCAGTTTCGCTAATTTTTCTGAAAATACTTTTAGGTTCGCTTTTAAATATCCGTCTTCAAAATACACGTCTTGTCCGATCACACCATGTATACCTTTTTTCTCAGCGGGCATTAATCCGTCTGATTCTTTGCCCAGCATTTCGTGTTCGTCAGTCCACGGAACTAATTTAAATGAGTCAATCGTTTCAGGGTTTGATAATTCGCTTTCGGGACGATATACGTTGTAAATTTTATCGGGATCAAGAGAAGGATCAATTTGATGCCCCATATACGGAAATACGCCGACTTTACTAATAGGATTTCCTTGTATTTCAATCCAACCGTTTATATCTTCTTCGCGTGCGCTCATGGTATTTTCTCGATCATATATTTTAAAAGTTTTACCGTTATCACCGTCTTTAGATTCGCGTTGCTCTGAATACGCTATTGCAGCGGCTTGTTTTTCTGAATAACCGCTTCTAACAAGCTCAGCGATATTGTCCGAGCGTGTCTTGTCACTTTTCCCTTTTTTAAGCGGCATATCTTTACTCCGTAAAATCTAAAACTGGCCGTAGAGTGCACCTACAATTCTTGCTTATTATTTCTGTAGATGCTACGTTGTACCATCCGTTATTACTTTCAAGAGTATAAACATGTCCCGAAAATTCACTGATGATTTTCTTATCTACGCGAAAAAATGTTTGAATGGGGGAATGACAATACGCACTTTCTGCGATAACACGCGTACAAGCCCCAATCATCTCGCAAGAGCACTTAAGCACCGATTTAATTATGTCTGCCCCGCAACCCAAAAGCAACGAGTGATTAATTCCTTCTCCCAGGATATTTGCGATAGTTATAGTCGCGGGACAAGCTGCCAAAAGTTGGCGAAAGATTGGGATACTAGCAGACAAGTTATTTACCGTATTTTGAGCGAAAACGGTATTCTTCTCAGAAATGCAAGTAAAGCAAATATCATTCGTATGTCGAAGCTCACTGCTGATCAACGGATCGCTTTGTCTAAATCTGCACGTGCAGCTAGACTCGAAAATCTCGGGATCAAAGCTAAAACCGCTCGGATATCGTACGACATTGGTCAAGGCGAAAACCAGATTTTCGAGCTGTTGAATACCAGTGGTTTCGAACCTGTTCGACAAACTACCTGCGGGGACTATTCTATCGACATTGTCTTCGGGAATGTCGCCGTGGAAGTTAAATTTAGCCGAAAGTTCAACACTTCTTACCCCTTCGATAGAATCAAATATCTCATTAAAAGTGGGTATATTGTTTGTTTCTTTGTTTTCAATTCTATTGATGTTTTCAAATTTGCTGCTAACGAGATAATCACCTTCCTTAATTTCATCCGCTCTCAACCACCCTCGCTGCGTGAGTATTGGGTGATTAATTGTAGAAGTGAAACTCCTGATGCCGCCTATATAGAAAGTAATAATTTTTCCGACATGCTTATACCGCCACACATTAGCACAACCGTTAGCAAGCGATACTTGAGTTGATCCGGTAAAACAATTTATCGGATGCCCCGGAATTCCACGATCTGCTTCCGGCACACCTAATTTTGCTTGCTCTTCTTCTAAATTTGCAAAACTAAAAATCTCGCCATTTATTTTCTTGTGCGATTCGCGCGGGAACTGTCCACCCCCGCTGTGTATCCATTCAAATTTTTTAAAACCCGCGTTTATCATTCGGATTTTATTCACAGTATTATACGCTTTTCGTGTTTGATCAAGCGCCATTAGTTTTGCACGATTTAAACTTATCTCGCTATACTTGCTAAGATCCTCTGTGAGTGACTTGACGCCTTCGCCGGTCGTAATCGATCTCATTACCGATCCAGTGATATCATTGAAATATTTTTGCGGAAGTGATTCTATTAGTGCTACGTTCTCAGCAATTCCCGCTTTTACAATATCTTCCATGCCTTCCGGCACTGCGCCCGTATTTATAGATAAGCCGCCGCTCAATTCTTTTAAACTCATGTGCAAATTAGATTTACTTAACTTAACAGTATTCGATAGCATCGATTGAGCTAAAGGTTTAGCTTTCAATGAGAATAGTTTTGAGAATTTTTCAGTTAAATAATTCGTTAGTATCTTTGCCCGACTTGCTAAACTCGCATCTTGTGCCATTTTCTTTTGTTTCATAAAAAATTCTTTTGATAAATCACTTTTAAACAGATTAGTAATCTCATGTTTTGTTTCAAGAACCATCTGACGAACTAATTTTAAAATAGCCGCTTTATACTTCATTTGCAGTGAAGCATTATACTGAAGCGTATGCCCGCGAAGAACAACTGACCTATTCGCGACCCACTTTGCTTTCGTTTTCGTTAGTTTCGTTTTCTGCTTCTGTCGTTTCGATGATGTCATCTTCGTTCATCCCGGTATAACCACTTTCTGGATCGAGTATTAATCGTTGTCTTTCGTCATATCCGTCTATCGCACCCGAATTTGTTAGTATTTGCGCTGTTTCTGCTTTCAATTTATTAAGTTCTGCTAATTCTTTCGAAGTCATCGCGTCCAAGGGTTTCCACATGATTTCAACTTCAAAGGGCTCAATTCCATATTTCGGCGAAATTTCTGATCTCATCAATATTAAGTGGTGTCTGTTAACGAATTCGGTTAAATTATTTGCTTGCAAGCTTTCTAACATTTCGTGATAACTTGCCTCTTCATATTCGCCCGTTGAGTTGAACCCTTTGGGGGTGGTTCCGAGTAATTTCACAGCGGGGACGTTCGCAGCTGCTGCAACGAGTTGATACTGTGTCATAATAACTGCGTCTAATTCTGCAAGAGACGTATCAAATTGTTCCATCTTTTCATCTAAGCCTAGCACTTTAACGCCGTAATTATCTCTATAGTATGCCCATTTTTCTAAAGTAGATGCGAGTACGGGTTGATTCGCGACGAACTGCGAAGTATCGATATTGATGACGTCAGTTCGTTTCGTAAGTGCGAGCATCGGCGCTTCGTTCGCTGTGCGTTCTGCTGCAAATACACGTTCTGCTATTTTTTGTGGAATTGGGATGCCGCCGTAAATGTACGCCGGTTTTAAAATGTCCGCTACTTCATCTGTTTTAAAGATAACTAAGTGCGTTCTGTGAATCAATTTACCCGCAACATTCCACCAAGTCGGCTCATAAAAATGGACGCTGGATGGGTCGCCAGCGGACGCCGGATCTAATTGCGGGGAAATCCAGTAAGGGTCAATCTGTGAAATCCCGCGGTATGAATTAGGCGCTATACCATCAGGATTGAACGGTTTGAAATAATATTCTGGATCGTCGGATTCGACTTTAAACATCGCAATTCGAATGCCGAACACACGTCCTAGTTTTATAAATTCTTTCATGTTGGCGTTGAGGCGATACTTTATATCTAATTTTTTTATTTCATCCAGTATTTCGGTATCAACTTCTTTGCCATCATTTACTGTGATATCGAATCCGGCTCGAATAGCATCATCTGCGGGCATCGCGCAACACTTATCAACAAGCCAGTGCTGAGCGATCATCGCGCACAATTGCCATCCTATAAAAGTCTGATTCGCAAACCACAACATTTGCCCTTGCGGAATTACGTTATTGCCGTAAAAGGGTGCTTTGACATTTACCTGATTGTCCATAGAAAATGAAGTTTTTGAGAGGGGGTGCACGGAATGCTCTAAATTTCTGTCGAAAGCGATTCTTATTTCTTCGGATTTATCGCTATAGTTGATAGTGTCGGTCGTAAAAATCGGGCGACGAGGCTCGTGTTTCACTTCAACTTTCGGCTCTACTTTTTTAAATCTTTTAAGAAAATCCTTCAGCACTAAAAAAACCTCTTAATTTTTTTGTAGGTGAAAAAGCTATCATAACAGCGTCCGCTTTGTTTGGCGACTTAGAACCATCTGGCATTTTATTTATGACAATCTTGCCGACATTGTCTGTGCTGTACGTAGGTTGCGAGAGCTGCACTATTAAATCACCCAATCCCGGTATAGCGCTAGATATCGATATGATATCGTTTTCGTCTATTTCCATTTTTTCATATATAGCACGATACGTATTTTGAAATTTACGCCTCAACGCCCACCACGACTGCGATTTATAATTTTTAAATAGATCTTCGTTAGTGCGTCCCCTGGCCGTTTCTGGCGAATTTGAAAATTTCTGCTTAAACGGATCTCCTTTTGGGTCGACGACTGCGCCTGAGCCGCGAAATGGTTCGAATTTTATTTTATGTTTTCGAGATTCGTTTATCACACGTGCATCGCCCCGAATACCTGCTCCGAGGCCATCCGCGTCATACATCACAGATTCGTAATCGTGTACTTGCGCTATTTCCATTGCTTTTTCTGTCGTTTTGAACAAATCTCCGTTAACTCCCGACCATTCCTCGACTTGCTCTAGTAAAAAACCATAACGTCCTGCAACAGCGTTTTTGTCCCGTCCTTCATCCGCCACGTCGAGTGAAAGTATTCTCACACCGGTTGGTTTTAGCGAGAGTTTCAAATGTGCATCTACTGCTGCTTGTACCCAATGCGCAGGAATAACAATACCTTCGATCGAGGCGCTATAACTTAAATCTATCTCTTGCGCGATGACCACGGGGTCATCAATTTCGTAACATTTTTTTCGATACCATTCCTCATCTTTGCGCGGATCATCACGCCAGTGAAATGTGAAAACATTTACTTTACCCCCGAAACGTTTACGCGCGAACGGATTATTCATGCCGTGCGGTGTTGATACATCTTGCCGACAATTAGTCGTAGCTGAGAGTGACGCTTCGACAAGTTGAGGACGCGGTAAGAATGCAGATTCATCTACAAAATAAAATGAGGTTCTATCGCCTCTTCCAATATTGTCCCCTGCTTCTCCCGTAATAACTGAACCCGTTTCAGGGAAAAATATTCGCATGTACGGTGCATGTTTTCTTTCATCCCATCCACCTTGAAACTCTTTGGGCAAATGTGAAATGAATTGCCGCACTTTGTAGAATAGAGATTTCGGATCACCTCGACTATCAATGTACTCTTCTTTACGAGATCCGAACCCTACGCTTAAACTATTGTAAAGAAGACACATGACTGCCGATACAGCTACAAATAACCAACTCAGACCCATCTCTCTCGATTTTTCAGTAAGTCCCGGTTCTCTACTTTTCCAACGCATTAAAAACCAGTTAACCCACTCTTCTTGTCTAGGGAATAATAAAAACGGAATAACAGCGGGAAGACCTATTTCAATATTTCGAGGATCGTGCGTAACACCCCAATCTATAATAAATTGCGCGGGATTTTGTTTATAATACGTCTTATACATTGTGGTTAATTGTGGCGTCCTACGAATTTCTTTTAATCTCGCAAGACGCCATCTGAAAACTTTTGAGTAATCCGGTTTTCTAAAATCGAACTCAAAAGGTATCGGCATACTATTTTATTTAATCATAAAATTCAGGTCGGCTAAAATCACAGGTTCTATTTCGACTTGATTTTTATCGTTACTTAGACTTTCTTTAGCTATAGTATTAATGTCTATATTTATTTCTTTGTCGATTATCGTGTTGATATATTCGTAAAATTCATTTTGCTTTTCAACAGGAGCAAGAGATATATCAAATTGTCTTGTCTCTTTATTTTCTACGCCGAGTTCTTTCACTAATTTTATTCTGACTTCTTCATATACTTCTAATTCTTTACGCATTTGTATAATTGCTTTAGATACTTCGTAAGAAACAAGAACAGGCACTTTCATTTGCGACAGTCTCATCAACGATTGAGATCCTGCGATTAAATCTTTCAGCTTTACAGTTATCATTTCTTTCTCCAAAAATAATAAAATACGAGTATATATTTTCCACACAGTAAACGCTAGCCGTTCAGAGGTGGTATAGCCGGTATACTTTGCAAGCAGGTTTGGACTGCTGTTTGCACTGTTAATAGAAACGATTGAAAAGCCGCGTAACTATTCGGGTAGAGAGTCGGTAAATTCGGGTTTGCGTATAACGCTTGCCCTTGGCTCTGCGCTATAACTATCGTTTGTTTTATAAAAGTTAAAGTATTTACAATATTTTGGTATTGGTTTGTAAGTGTTTGCATATCTGAAATTGTAGTCATTGTTTTTTAAACCTCTGTAATAAACATCGATACTAGATCAACTGGGACGAGGGCATGCATTTCTTCCACGGTTTTACAATTCGAAAAATCTATATCTTTAAAAGCTCTTAATTTTTTACGATCTTGTAATAACTTATTTTTTAAATCTGAATCACCATCTTCTTCAGCCATTTCAATTTCAGTTGAAATTTTAGATATTTTCTCATCGATAGCCGAGTTTAATTTATTCTTAAACAAAGTCTGACATTCATCAATTTTATGATAAGCGTGGCTAATCCCGTCGAAATGCACATGGCCGTGATACTCAGGATGTTTTTTATTTAAATCCCAGTATGACTGTAAAAATTCATCTGGTTCTTTCTGTATTATTATCATAATCCTAACATCCCGTAGATTGTAAATACCGCGGTGTTAATATTTCCGCTATTAAAAAATACTTTAAAACTATTTATGCCTGCGGTTGCCTGCGTGCAATTCACTAAATATAGAACGCCGCCTTGGGTGATCGACCCCGAGATTTGAACAGTGCCGTAATTTAAATTTCTAATAAACAAATGTCCCGCAGCGGCTCCCGCATTAGCAAATCCTGCACTCAATATGATAGAGGATGTTGAGCTTGAATTGCTCCACGTAGTAGAGCCGCCTCCCGTATTATTACTCGTGACACCGCCTGTATAGCCGCTAGTTAAAAAAGAGCTACCAAGATTATTAGAAAGTAGGATACCTAACGCATTACCCCCGGAAACAGGCAGTAAATTTTGAAATAAAATTAAAATGGTATTAAATTGAGTAATGGGCAACGCAGTTGACTGCGTAAAGGTGATTGAAGCTACTGTACCACCCGTTACTGACACCGTTTCTAAAAAAGATAAACCCGCAGTCCCAAGCCATGCAGATCCGTTATAAAAATAGGGCAAACCCCATAAGCTATTAAAAACTTCTAATCCGGTAGGGGGACTGCTTATATTAGTATAGGGGGCACTATTTAACGGCATTAAAAACCCAGCATTGTTACCGCTTGAAAATAGCGAAAGTACCGCACTGTTCACAAAGGATGTGGAACCAATCGCAACGACATTGCCTGTGCCTCCTTCGCCCTGCAAAATCAACGGACGACCAACAACGCCATTTTCTACCGCTTGAATCCATGCGTAATTCATCGCAGACGCAGAATAATTGACACCCATAGCTAAGCGCGGAATACCAGGAGCACTTGTCGTAGTACCGCTTAGAAGAATAGACCCGATTTCCCCGCTTGGTACAGATGACGCATCAAACACATGGAATTTAGCCGAAGGAGCACTTAGACCGACACCAAATTTACCTGATACCGCGCCTCCGTTGGCCGATGTAACAGTTCCGCTTGCAAAACCGACTTGAAAATTTCCAGGTACAGAAAGACTTGTCGCAGGTGAGGGATCACCTATACCCACGTTGCCGCTTGTATTTAAAGTTATTCCTGTTAAAAAACTTATAGCGCTTCCAGCCGTTGTAGATGAATAATCTATCTCAAAAAGATTAGACGTTTTTGCAAATCTAAAATTACCATTCGAAGAATTGCTTATGATACTCGTGCCGTTATAATAACAATCCCAAAACATCTCGAGATTGTCCCGGCCAAAAACTTCAAATATTAGATACGCATTTGAACCTGTTCCGCCTACTGAAAATCCAGTGCTATTAATATTTCCATTCACATCTAAGAAAGAATTCGCATCAGGTAAACCCGTGTTAATACCTAAAACACCCGGGATATAAACGCCTGCTGTATATCCTATTGTGATTTTTTTAGGAGTTCCTAAATCTGTCGAAATGTAATCTATGATCCCCGAATTCGGTTGTATCCTTATCATTCCGTTGGTGCTACTGCTTCCGGTTTGAGTAGAATCTACAATCGCTAATTGACGATTACCGGTAGCGTTGTGCGCCATCATTAACGCAATACCATCTGTCGAAGAATTCGCATCCATCGAATTGCCGGACAATACTATATTTGCGTAACGTGCGGTTTGTACGCCGACGTTTAAAGAATAATTCGGCGTGGGTTTAGCAGTCGTTGCGATGTCGACACCGCCTTGTTGAAAATAAGCGGTATAACGAGTGGTACCCGCCGTTTGAATCGAGCAATATAGACCGTACGAAGTGGTTATACTTCCAGATCCGGCGAGTGATCCGGAATCTATCCAATGACCGTACGCTGTTGTATATGTTTGTCCGCTCGGAGGCGAAAGACGAATAGCAGTGTATTGCCCCGCAACATACGTAACGGAATTGCAATTAAAAATAGGTTCTACATCAAGTCCGAGTGCGATGGTTCCTGCCGCGCTACTAATCGTCGAAATTACTTGTAATCCAATGTAGGTAAGTATTGAACTACCACCGACTAACAGGCTATTCGTTATATAAACATTCGCAGGGAGACTTACCGTAGCAACGCCCGAAGTCGTCGAAACCGATACTTGATTTGCAGTACCTGAAACTGCCGTTATGCCGCCAATCGTACCAGTATTTGAAATCGTAAATGCGCCCGTTGAAGGGTTGAACGATACACCTATTCCCGTCCCCGCGCCTATTGACCCTTTGATTAGATTTGTCGATGAAGTTTGACCGACGAGTATCTGCCCGTCTGTGTATGTGCTAAATCCCGTTCCGCCGATAGACGAGACGAGGGGTATCGCAGTCCACGTCATCGGCGCGGCTGATCCACCACCTGAAGCTAGTAAATATCCGGCTACCCCCGCCGTTACCGGTAAATTAAAATTATAAGTGCCTGCTGTCGCTTGCGGAAGTATCGATATCAAACCGCTTGACGAACCGCCTAATTCTAATCCTGCGAACTGGGGCGACGAAGTAGTCGCAATATCTTGTATCGTGTTAATCGCCGCTGCTGTAAATTTTAGATTTGTTGTGTTGATCACAGCAGATAAAACATTACCTGTGATTCCGATTCCGTTCCCGGCCATGAAATAATTTGCGCGTGTGAATAGGATTGGGGAAGTTCCGACAACTATCGTACCGGTTGTCGTCTGATACCACATCGTGCCTGCATTGAGTGTACCCGACTCTATGATCGTGTATGTTCCTGCAGCCATTTCTGCGCTGGTGTTATAGTCTATCGCGCGTGTCCATACTTCTTGTATTCCCGTCCCGCCGAGGGTAGACACTGTATAGATGCCGTTTTGCAGCTGATTCGCACCTGCTTGATCTTTCATCAGTACTCGATATCCGAGTACCGTAGTAAAACCATCGATAGTCTGAGAACCTGTCGCTGTAAAAGTGAATGTCGCGCCAACACCGCTCACACCGTTGACGTATATTCCCGTCAGTGCTCCGGTCGTTGCAAGCGTGCAAGGCGCTTTCGGGCTTAACCCTGATATAACTGCGTTGAGTTGTTGAAATGTAACCGCTTGTAACGCTAGCGTTGCGTCTGCGTTGAGTATCAAATTTCCTGTCATCGTGCCGCCGGTCAGTGGCAGATAACCCGGCAGAATTGGCGAACCGCCGTACGGCACGTTAAAAACTGCTAACCATTTTATAAATTCGCTGGCTGAGATCATTGTTTCACCCACCCAGAAATAACGGTTATGTTCGTTCCGTTGTTCGTAAAGGTCTGTTGATAGGTATTCCCGACATACACGACTTGAATGTATGAGACGAAAGAACCTGAATAAGTTATATTTTGCGTAAGTGCATCCAGTGGCAGCATGACGCCGTCACTTGCCAAAACCGTCAACATCGAAAAGCTCTCCTTGCATGATTTTTTGGTAAAGTCTGGATGCTTCGTTCGGATCGTTGAGATCGTTGAAGTTTACAGTTATCCCATTGTATATTTTATTTTTTAATTTTTCATCAGCAGTTTGTAAATCTTCAAATTTACCCACGGTTTTCAAATAGTACATGATCGCTTTGAGATCACCGCCTTTAGCACGATCTAACAGTTTTCCTGCCACTTCACTGATCGCTAATGCTCTTCCACGCGCGAATGTGAGCCCGATTTTTGGGTATTTAGATTTTACGTCTTCCCATTGCTGCATGCTCACTTCGTAGTAGTCAGCGATCTGATTTTCAGTTAATCCACGACCTGCGAGCAATTTCACATCTTCAAGAAAACTCGGTCTTTCGAAAAATGAAGTCATTTTAGTCCTTATCGAACATATCATGCGTAATATTAAAACATATCCACGCTGGAATCGCTATACATACAAGATAATAGACCAAAGTGTCGTTTTCTGTTCAAAAGTTGCTGAATTTTTTATGCTCAAAAAAATCATAGCGAGCACTATACATGCTCGTTATTTTTACAGCGATGTATAGCGTATTTGTAGCATAAATATCACACTAAACAGCGATAGTTGAACATATTGTACGTTTTTTTAGATTAATATTTTTACAATTGTTCAAAAAATATGATAA